AAGACTTTAAATCTTCAACTTGCTGAGAAGGTCGAGCCTTCCTAAAATCATCTACTAATTTTGATGAAAGAGATCGGGGACCACCAGATAGATTAGCAATATCACTAAGCCTGACAGAAAGTCCTTCAGCGTCCGTAAGGTGCCTTCCCGATTTGAGAACTTCCTCTTCTGCGATTCTAAGCATTTGGAGCACATGAAACTGTCTCCTGTCTTTACGAACCTTACTTGCAGCATGAAGGATACTGTTATATAGGTTAGTCTGTCCAACGTGATTGATATTTTTCAATCTATTTCTACCCAAGAACTTCTGTGCTGCCTTTTGAGCTGTTTCAATCCATCGAGGACCAATTGTTAATTCAGGGAACGGAGGAGGAGTAACTCTAGCTTCACTCAGAATGTCAGCAGGCTTGACACCTGCTTGAATCTTTTCAGCTTCTTTTCTAAGCAAATTTTTAACAATAGGACTCTTAGCAGACGTAATTCTTTCATTAATAACTTTAAGAGCTAACATCGGATCTGCTTTTTCTGGCAATTTACTAATTAAGTTGGGAAGCTCCGACCTCCCAGCCCGGCTACGGGTCAACGCCTCAGTCAGCCCCTCCAAGGGGTCCCGGATTGCCTGCTCAGGAGCTGCTGTGAGGGCCAATGGGGGCTGACCCGACCTTCCTATGGGTCCGATGTCCTGGGCAGCCTCAGGGGCTCTCAACGGGCCACTTTTACTTAAATTAGTGAGGTTTGAAACCTCTTTATTTAGACCAGGTCCTGCGGCAAAAGTTCTAGGAGGAGTTCCCTTTAGAGGTGCAGGTAAACCTTGTACGGGTACTTCTTCTGCAAGGTCAACGGCTTGTTTACTAGCTTGTCGAGAAATTTGTTCAGTGAGACTCTGGGCAGCTTCTCCAGTTCCCTTTTCAATAGCGCCGAGAGCCTCAGTGCTAGTTCTTGCTCCCTTTCCGACTTTAGATGCAAGACCTAAACCTCCTACATAAGTTAAAGGATCAGCAACAACATCAAGACCAAAACCAGCAGCGGCTTTCGCTACACCGGGCAGTTCTTTTCCAGAGATGTCTTCACCTAATGAAAGGATATCTTTTCCTGTAGTTTTCTCTTTACCGGATACGCCAGCCCAAATATCCTTAAAAATTTCAGGTTGTGTAATAGGAGCAAACATCTTGGCACTTTCAAGAAAACCTTCTTCAACAGTCTTACCTCTAGTTCTTTCAAGATTTCCTTTAATCGCATTCATAGCGCCATACAAAGGACGAGACATAATGTCAAGAACTCTATTAACAACACTAGGACCACGAGGATCTGCTTGATTTAGTTGATTAGTAGACTCATACGGCTTCTGTAATCCTGCACCTGAGAGAATTGCTTGGGATAGTCCGCTCACCTGTTGAAAATTCGGCTGCCTACGTGTTGCTTGTGTGCGGACTATCTCAGCAAGAAGCTCATTTAAATTTGGATTAGCCATTACCGAAGTTTAGCTGTAGATACATTAAAAGAGCCTGGTGAGTCTGAGGATCAATCTGTCCGCGCTTCAACATTTCGTCTGCTTGAGCCATGTACCATTCAGGAGTTGTTTCGACGAAGCTACCTGGCACGGGATTACGCTTGTCTTCAACTTTACCGTATACAGCTTCTGGACTTCTTTGTAATTGAGTAAAAGCACCCGCCACAGATTGCTGCATATTTGGAGGTAGCTGGCCCATAAAAGAATCAGGAGTTAATGGCTGCTGTTTCTGATTCATCTGTCCTTGCAACATCTGCCAAAGCATTTCTTGCCTTCTTGCTGTTTCACTTTGTGCAGATTGCTGTGCCTGACCTAACTGAGTATTAGCCTGGTTCAACTGATCTGCATATGCAGATTGAATGCCTGAAGTTCTTTCAGCTTCAACCTGGCCCAAGTAGTCTTGCAGCTGAGAAAGCATATCTGTAGAGATTTCGTTACCAGTCATAGTTGCATTGGGAGAACCCTCACGATAATACGTAGAGTCCATCTGTCCCATGTCCATATAACGCTGTTCTTGTCCTGCTTGATTTTCAGCTGCTGCGACTAAGGCGTCTTCAACAGGAGCTTGCTGTTCTTCTAATACATCAGGAAGTGCAGCTTCAATACCTAGACTCTTAAAGAGCTCACCTTGCTCATCAGAGACACGAGCATAATCACCCTTGATATTACTTCTCAAAGAACCATAAAGAGATTCAATTTCTTGCTTAGCTGCATCTGCCTGTGCAATCTGTTCAGGAGCAAGACGTTCATAATCATTGGACAAGGCACGATACATATCCTTGACTTGCCCTGTGGCGCGTCCTGTTCTTGCTTCGGCAGATTTAGCTCTTTGATCATAAATTGGATCAATAGCTTTTCGAACTTGATTCATTAAATCTTCTTTATCAACGCCCGTAGGCATGTTAACAGGTGATTGAAGTTGTTCTAGTAATTGCTGATATAAATCCATTAAAGGATCAGATTGTTCTACTTGCTGCCCACGTCCAGATAAATCAACAGCTTGCCTAGCAGCATCACTAATTGCAGCACCAATATTAGGAAAAGAACCGCCAGAGGCAGAACGATTTCCCATTCCTCCATGACCTAAACGTAAAGGTCCAGAAGACTGATTCTGTGCTGCATTTCCAAATTGTCGACCAATATACTGCACACGAGGACTCTGTACTAATCGAGCTAAGAGTGCTCCAATATCATCGCCGCCAAATAATCCCATAATTAACCACCAATATTAAACTTTTGAGCCCTACGAAGAAGTGCTTCCTGCTTTGCAGCTTCAAGAGCTAAATCGTTTTCACGCTGATAGTTCTTACCTTGCCCCAGTAAGTCAGCTAATAATGCAGCCTGCTGCTGTTGTAATGCAGTCATCTGCTCACCGAACTTCTGCTGAAACTTTCCCTGCTCTTCACCGTAAAGACCAGACTGAATCAGACCACGAGAAGCAAATTCATTCTTTAAATCGTCTAACTGTGTGACTCGATCCCGCTCCATCGATCCACGGGTCTGATTAAACTGAGTAGTAGCTTCTCCTCTACGACGACCTAAGTCACTAAAGAAATCAGCTAAACTACGTTTTCCACCACGAACAGCTTGCTGATAAGAAGAATCAGTACCTAAATAAGAATTAATCGACGGAGGCTTCGGAGGTGCTTTATATCCTCCACCACCGCCTCCACCTCCAGAAGAGGAATAACCTCCACCTCCAGAAGAACGAGAAGAACCTCCTCCAGAAGAGGAATGATAAGTAGGTCGTCGAGCTGCCCTAGTCTGTTGAGCATTTGCTCTCTTAACGGGCTTCTTAGCTGGCTTTACTCCTGCATATGAAGCACCAGCGCCAAGATCTAGCATTAACTAATCACTCCCTTATCCAGTAAATCCTGAACAACGGCAACCATTAACTTCTTATTATTTGCGGGAACTTCTTCCCACGGCTTTGCACTAGCTTCTCGTGTTTCGTAACTAAACTGAGGAGCCTGTCGCTCATATGATTCATGAAACGCCTTTGCAATCTCTTCTGCATCCATTAAGGAATCTCTCTCTGATAGTCGGCACTCATAAAGTTACGATTCTTCATTGCCTTAAGTCGACGCTCCATTGCTTCACGTCGTGCAGCGTACTTTAAATCTCTAGTTCTATAACCAGTCGGATCTACAGGACCAATGTTCGGCGCGCTTCTTCCACCACCGTAAACTTTATCCCCGGCAGCATAGGGATTGAACTGTCCTCCTGTATACATCAATTAGGTGCCTCCTTACGAAATCTTAGCAGAAACTAGCTGCTTAATTCCTACAACAGCTACAAATTGGAAAAGTTTAGTTGGTTGGCTAGGACTGCCGTCAGTCTGCATTCTAATCGAGAAGTTAGCTTTCCTGAATCTCATAGCTTTACCGATTTTAATTACTTTATTGGTACTGGCAATGTCATCGCCTACGGTTACTTCAGTATAAGGAACAGCACCAATAATAGTAGTTCCCCATAGCCCTAAATCAGCCCATGTTTCAGTTGTCAGAGAATCCCAGGTAATAGAGCTGATAAGAGTAATAGGCGTAACAGACCCCATAAAGTCTTCACCTGTAATAACATCTGCACCCCACCAAAACAATCTCTTATATCTAATGGGATCTGCCATATCATAATCTTTAGTAGTTGCAATACAATACATTTTATGAGGAGAACCTGTACCTTCTACAGAACCACTAGCTCTACCATCAATAATCTTAATTACTTTATAGCCGCCTGAGCTAACATCAAAAGAATAACCTGTATAGTAACTGTCAAGACCAGAGCCAGCCAAATCGCGGGCGCGTACGAGAGGACCGAATATATGCCACTCAATAGTCGATGTATCATCAGTTTTCATCCACTCCCCCCACGTACGAGTGCGTAACTGAAAAGAGTAAGTTCTATTATAATAACGTACAATAAGACGTTCACCTAAGGTGCTTAAGTGCTGATTCTCATAACGCACTGTCGTATTTGTAGGAAGTTGATTATCAAATACTAAAGGAACCTTAAGATTAAGCAATGTAAAGTTGAAATTGTTAATTTCGTATACTTTATTACGATGCAAGGCGTAAACAGTATTCTCATACTGTACTACACCAAAACTCCCACCAGAACCAACAACGGGATTAATCTCGCGAAGAATAGCATCTACAGGATCCAAATCGTAAGCTAAGACATGTGTACTTTCACCCTTGAAAAGAAGGATGTTGTCCTGGTAAATTACAACGTTATTAAGGGTATCTCCATCACCTGGCTGCACATCAATAAAACTAGTACCAGGCCAAGTTGTAAAATCAGCAGCTGCTGAGAAGGTTAAACGTGAAGCATTAACAGTAGCAGATTCTCCAGGACAAAGATAAAGTCTATTTTTATGAACTGTACACTTTTCAGCTCGGGGCATTGCTGCTACCGCTACTGCACCACCACCAGGTGTCCAAGAAATCCCACCATTAGCACTTGTAGGTGTGGCAGGCATCCAAACTGTATTATTGTACACTTCCATAGTTTTGCATTCACGAGCAAGTCCTCCAGGACTTAGTGCCGTCCACGAACTACCTGCATTACTACTAACAAAAGTAGCACCAGCCCTGGTAGCAAATAAATAAAGAGTGCCGCTAAAGACCACAGAACCAAAGATAAGAAGACGTTCATTCGAGGCTCCCTGAAAAGTAACCTGAATCGCTGGTCTGCTAACTAAAGCCCCATCAATATCAAGTTCAAAGTTAAGACAATCAGTAAGTTCGTTATCCCCAACAACAACAGGATCAGAACCAATATTCAGGCCCCCACTAAAAGGCCCAAGACGTAAAACTTCAGGTCCAGCCATAACTCCCCCTATTGATCGTACCCTAATACTGTAATTGTGGGGTAAGTCTCAACAGGATCCTTAGTTTCTTTATTA